ATGACAGAAGCACAGATTGATTATATATTTTGGAGATGTATAGACATACTAAACTACATTTGCAGCGTAACTGGTTTGTCTTACGAACTCTTAAACATATTAGTTTTCGTGATAGGACAACCGGCTTTGATACTATTGTTCTATGTACTGTGGAGATTTGAGAGAGGAAGGAGAAGAGTATGGAGATAGTAATATATACTTGGGCATTTATCTATGCTATAATATTGCTAGTTGGATTTATTACTAGCGTTATGAAGGTTAAGAGGTTGAACGATGCAGACAAGTAAAGACATAAAAACTATGTTGTCTTTAGCTGACTACTACTTACACTCCCCCCAGTTTTTATCGCTGAGGGGGAGAACTCAAAAGGATTATGAGTATGTCATATCAAAAGTTATGGCTACACCGATAAGGCATGGTAAGAACATGGGAGAGTTAAAGGTAGATAGAGTAACGGTTTCTGATTGCAAGACAGCGTATCAGCAATGGTTAGCTCGTGGAGTCCGGACGGCTAATATGTCTGCTACTCTAAGCTCTTTACTGTTTAACTTGGCAGAAGAGTTTGAACTGATTAGTCGTAACCCAATGCGTAGTATCAAAAAGCTGCAGACTCAACCACGAAAAGTTATGTGGACAGCAGACCAAGTTAGGTTGTTCTGTGATACAGCTTACGCAGAATACAAGTGGAGAAGTATAGGTCTTATAGTTCAGATGGCATACACATTTGCTCAGAGGATAGGTGATATGCGTTCACTCAAGTGGGATAGTATAAACTTTGAGGAGCGTAGGCTTGACCTAGAGCAATCAAAGAAAAGGGCAGAGGTGCATCTTCCTATCCACATCAATATGTTTAGGATGCTAGAACAACAGCATAAAGACTTTGGATTCCAAGAATTTGTTGCACCACATCCTTTTCCTAGAAATGGTGGCTATGTTATGTATAACGATAAAGAGATTAGCTATCTTGTTAACCAAGTTAAGGATAAAGCAAGATTACCTAAGGAACTGACAGCTATGGACATGAGAAGAACAGCTATAACAGAGATGGTTGAAGCCGGAGTTGACACCACCCAGATCATGGCTGTGTCTGGACACAATAGTCCTAACTCAATGCGTCCTTATATTAAGCATACATTTAAGTCAGCAAGCAACGCACTAGATAGAAGGGAGAGTTACAAGGATGCCTAGCATACCGTCACAACATTTTTTAGAAGGTATAGATGTAAAAGAGGGAGAATCACTCACACTAGATTGTCCTAAGTGTAATGGAGTAAAGAAGTTTTCAATCAGCAATCAAGATGGCTTGTTATTATATAACTGTTACAGAGCCTCTTGTGATGTCAAGGGTTCGTACATGACAAATATGTTAGCTGATACGATAAAGAAAAAGCTGCAGGGTGTTGCAGAAAATAAAACACCGGAGAAGTTTGTTATGCCGGAGCGTATAACTGATGGCAACAACGCTTATGTTCAGAGATTTAAAAGACGATGGGATCTGTCAATAGAGTTATTGTATGATTGTAAAGATTCAAGAGCAGTGTTCCCTATCTATAGCAACGGTAGACTAATAGATGCGATAGGACGAGCCTTGTATAATAGTCAACCCAAGTGGTATAGATACGGTGGTGAAGCTAAACAGTACACACATAGAATTTCTGATTGTAAAAGTGTGGCTGTTGTGGTAGAGGATTGTGTATCAGCTACAGTAGTGGGAGAAACTATGGTAGGTATAACCGGTGTGGCTTTGCTTGGAACTAACTTGATGCGAGAGCATAAAGAATACCTAGATAGATTCGATAAGGTGATAGTCGCTCTTGACCCTGACGTTATAGGCAAGACCATTGAGTATACTAAAGAGTTGAAGAGTTACTGTGATCCTTCAGAGGTGTATGCTTTACACATTGAAGATGATCTAAAGTATAAAAGAGTGAATGATTTTAATAAACTAAGGGAGTTGATAGGTTGATAGAATTAGCATTAATAAGAAGCCTTATGCAACGTGACTTCTATGAAGATCACAAGGGTAGCAAGTGTCCTGATAAACTATTCAGTAAGGATGTTAGAAAGATTAAGAACACGCTTGATGAAACTATGGGTAAGTATGAGAGAGATATAACACTCACAGAACTACAAGCTTTATTCTTTGCTAACAACGGTACACTAACATCAGCAAACAAATCGTCTTTTGAGATCTTGTTTAGTAAGATTGCAAAGGAAGAAGCGATGAACAACGAGATAGCTAAGGAAGTATTATCCAAATTATTTCAGCAGATGGTTGGAGAAGAAGTGGCTAACCTTGGCTTTGATTATGTGAATGGCACAAAGAATAACCTTGAGCCTTTACGAAACATACTTGACAACTATCAAGATGACTTCACACCTAGCTTTAAATTTGAGGGTGATGATATTAGTTTTGATACTCTGGTAGATCACCTCAATCTAAAGTTTCAATGGAAGTTTAACATACCCTCGCTACGCAGACGAGTGGAGGGTCTGAGTGGTGGTCACTTTGTTATAGTGGGTGCTAGACCTAACACCGGTAAGACATCCTTCCACGCTAGTATTCTAGCCTCTGAGGGTGGGTTTATAGATCAAGGTGCTAAGTGTGTGGTGCTGTGTAATGAAGAGGCATACAAGCGTGTAGGCTTGAGGTATCTGTACTGTAAGTCAAAGATGTCTAGCGATCAGGTTCTTGAGAACAGAAGTATGGCACTAAAGAGATATGAGCCTATCAAACAACTACTATCTATCAAAGATGCCACTGATAAAAACATGGATTATGTGGAACAACTTGCAAAAAGCGTTAACCCTGACATAATTATACTTGACATGGGTGATAAATTTGCAACAGCCGGATCAGAAAGATCAGATATTTATCTCAAGGAGGCAGCAATTCACGCAAGAAACATTGCCAAGAAGTATAATTGCGTTATAATTTGGATGTCCCAACTTTCAGCAGAGGCTGAAGGTAAGATAAATGTTAACCAATCTATGCTTGAAGGAAGTAAAACTGGAAAAGCTGCAGAGGCTGATTTGATGTTGTTAATTAGCAAGAACCCTGACATTGAAGGACAAGACAGTAATGATCCTCAGCGTCATATCCGGTTGGCTAAAAATAAATTAACTGGTTGGCACGGCACAGTGCATGTGGAACTGGATGTAGAAACTGGAAGGTACTCAGCGTGATACCCATACAGGGCGATTTATTTCAAGAGGTAACTGAAGAGGAAGATCCGGATAAGTCACACATAACATGTAGACATTGTGGTGAGGTTAAACCTAGAGAAGAGTTTAGGTTGTATCGTAGAGCTACTGGTGATAGAGAGTCTAGAAGCACCTCTTGTAAAAAGTGTCAGAAGTATAATGGAACTGTTGTCCAGAACATAAGAAAAACTGCACCACCTGTATCAGAGTGCTGTGACATTTGTGGTAAGAAGGCTAAGTTGGTACTAGACCATTGCTATAAGAACGAAACCTTTAGAGGATGGTTGTGTCATCATTGCAACTTAGCTATAGGTATATTAGGCGATGATATTGAAGGTTTAGAAAGAGCTACTAAGTATATAAAGGGAGAGTAAATGGTATGAAGCTTAATAAAAAGGGTGAGAATGTAAACTGGACTAGTGTCAAATATAACTCTTACAGAAAAAGACTAGAGAAAAAGAAAGAGTATATTAAAAGAGTAAAGAGAATGATAGGTGGCTGTATAAAGTGTGGCTTTAATGATAGTCCTCATGCGTTACAGTTCGATCACTTAGACAAATCTAAGAAGAGGGATTCCATAAGCAACCTTGTTCACGCAGGTGGTGGTATAAGAACCCTTAAAGTAGAAATAAGAAAATGTCAGTTGCTTTGTGCAAACTGCCACGCTATAAAAACATACGAGGAAAAAGATTTTCTAAATAAGAAAGCTACACAGAAAGGATATCAAGGAGGTAAGGCAAAAAATATGAAGATAATTCTAGATGTAGAAAACACAACTACTAAAAGAGATGGTAAGTGGCATCTTGATCCATTCGAATCTGACAACTCTTTGACACTTGTGGGTGTACAAGATTGGTTGGAAGAAACTTCAACTGTTTTTGTGTTCGATCATAAAGAAAAGACAATAGAAGATGATGAATCAAATAAAAAGCTGCAGAAAGTTCTTGACCAAGCGACATTATTAATTGGTCACAACTTACAGTATGACCTTCAGTGGCTTTGGGCATGTGGTTTTAAGTACGATGGTGAGATTTTTGATACTATGCTAGGGGAGTATGTCCTACAACGTGGTCAGAAGGAGTCTGTGAGTCTAGAAAACTGTGCTGTTCGCTACAACCTTGACATGAAGAAGTCTGATACACTTAAAGATTACTTTAGACGAGGGTTTCAAACAGATGAAATACCTCTTGACGAGTTATCAGAGTATCTTAGACAAGATTTAAACGTAACAAAGGCTCTCTACTGGCGACTTATGGAGGAGTATGACAAACCTGAGTCTAAATCTCTAGTAAAAGTTAGAGATATAACTAATGAAGTGTGCAAAACATTGACGAGAATGTACATGAATGGATTTAAGATAGACAAAGATGCTTTACAGAAGGTGCGTTCTGACTTTGAAGAGGAACTAGTAGCCATAGAGAAACGGTTGCAGGAGCAAGTTAGAGAACTTATGGGCGATACACCTATAAATCTTAACTCCCCAGAGCAGATTAGCCAGGTAATTTATTCAAGAATACTGTATGACAAGAAGAAATGGGCAGTGGCTTTCGACTTGGTAGATGGAAAAGAGGATTTCAAACAAGCTGTCAAGGATAATAGTGCTATGATGGTCAAAACAAAAGCTAGTGTGTGTCATAAATGCAAGGGTAAAGGTAAAATATACAAGACTAAAAAAGACGGTACACCTTTTGTCAAGCCAAACAGATGCCCTGAGTGTGATACAAGAGGGTATGCGCTGACAAAATTACGACACATGGCAGGATTAGGGTTCTTTCCACCGTCAAAGGAGTGGGTTAGTGCTAATGGTTTCTCTACGAGCAAAGGCAACTTGGAGCATTTAATAAATATAGCTAAGACAAAAGAGATGAAAACAGCAGAAACTTTCTTGACAGACCTAAAGAGACAGAGTGCTGTATCTAGTTACCTCTCTGCGTTTGTTGATGGTATCGAACATTACACAAAGAAGGATGGCTTCTTACATGTAACCCTCACTCAGCATGTCACAGCCACTGGACGGTTTAGTGGACGCAATCCTAATATGCAGAATATGCCTAGAGGTGGTACGTTTCCAGTGAAGAAGGTTTTTGTTTCTCGTTGGAACTGTGACAGCTTTGGCATGAAGGGTAAGATATTGGAGGCTGACTTTGCACAGTTAGAGTTTAGAGTTGCAGCTTTATTATCACAAGACAAAGTAGCTATGGAAGAAGTGTCTACTGGTTTTGATGTTCACTCCTACACGGCTCAGATCATCTCTGAGGCAGGACAACCTACGACTAGGCAAGAAGCTAAAGCACATACCTTTGCGCCTCTGTACGGTGCTACTGGGTACGGTAGAACGAAAGCTGAAGCTGAATACTATACACATTTTATGGACAAGTATGAAGGTATAGCTAAGTGGCACAAGAAACTAGGTGACGAGGCTATCAACCTTGGCAGAATAAAGATACCATCAGGTAGGCAGTATTCTTTTCCTGATGTAGAGAGAAGGGCAAGTGGAACTCCAACACACTTTACCATGATTAAGAACTATCCAGTGCAAGGATTTGCCACTGGTGATATAGTTCCTATTGTACTGTTGGAGATAGAGAAGCGTTTAAAAAACGATAAGTTAAAGAGTGTTTTAGTAAACACAGTGCATGACTCTGTTGTATTGGATGTTCATCCTGCAGAAGAAAGTAATGTACTTGATATTATCAAAGATGTTAACGACAATCTAAAAAAGATAATCGAAAAGCATTATGATATAGAAGTCAATGTTCCTATGTTATTAGAATCAAAAATAGGTGATAATTGGCTTGACGTAAAAGATGTAGTCTGATAAAATTGCATTTCTAAATAGGAGTAATACATGGAAAACGCATTAGAAGTAATTGGTAAATCCCCTGCTGATCTAGCAGAATTAATGGGGATGTCGAACACACCTGCAAAAAGCACTTCAGCTTTAGCAGAGGTGAAGCAAGTACACCAGAATGTTATGGGTACAAAGGAAGTGGATGGTGAAACTATGGAAGTAGCCATAGTAAAAGCCGGTGCTTTCTCTGTGACTTTCCCTGATGATACTGTATACTACAGTGATAAGGTAACTATACGATCTTTCATGCAACGCTTTCAGTGGCAGAGGTATGACAAGAACTTCACAAGACCTGACGGTGGTGAAGGACGTATGTTACGAACAGTAATGGCAACGTCTTTGAATGGCGATCTGAAGGACAACTATGGAGGGTTTAACTGTGGTAGACCTTCAGGTTATGTTAAGGATTTTAAATCGTTGCCACAAGAAACACAAGACCTTATGAGAGCAACCGATAGGTTTAAAGTTCTCTTTGGTTTGTGTACTCTCGACAAGGCTAAGGATGCCGATGGTAAACCAGTGGATGTTAAAGAGTTCCCTTTCCTAATGAGGATTAAAAACAGAGATAGCTTCAACGCTATAACTGATATGTTTAATCAGATTCAGCGAAAGAACAGGCTTCCCATTCAACATTTGTTGCATCTTGGGTCAGAAGTAAAGAGTATTCCTAGTGGGGCAACTTATGCTGTGTTGAAACCTACACTAGGTAAAGTAGTAGAGATCACCACTGACGATCAAGAAGTGTTGAACAACTTTGTCGAGTGGGTAGAATCTATGAACTCCCTTACTCTCAGCAAGTGGGAAGAACATCGTAGACCTGAGGAACTCTCCGATCAGGAAAACGATATTGTTGCCAATGTCGTTGAGATAGAGGAGTAGTAGATGAACCATCCTGCAGAACTGGCGATTCATTCTTTTCTACAAAAGGTCATGTCTGGCAAAGCAGAGGCTGATACTGCTGTGCTTGATACGGTGGCTAAGGATGTAAGAGATGCTTTGAGTCGTCAATTCTCAGGGGAGAAGAGGACATTTAAGCTTCGTATGTCTAACATTGGACGTAAGAAGTGTCAGCTATGGTTTGATAAGAACCATCCTGAAGAAAAAATATCTGACTCTCCCTACTTTCTTATCAACATGATTCTTGGTGATATTATAGAAGCTGTGTTTAAAGGCTTACTAAGGGCGGCAGACGTTAAGTTTGATGACAGTGAGCAAGTTTCTTTACCAGTAAAGGGGGGACATGTTGATGGGACTTACGACCTCGTATTAAATGGAAAGGTGGACGATGTT